ATGAAGGGCACGTTGAAGGGTGATGTGGAGACACCGCCGATGTGGGAGACAGGGCCAAACATTTCTTATGGGATAGTGCTGTTGGATGACAACGGCAAGTTCATTATGCGTATGCCTACGGATGGTCCGAGTGGTAAACCGTTTGGTGGTGTGGAGTGGACGTTCCCGAAGGGTAAGGCACAGGAATCCATTCTTGACTTCCCGAGGGAAACTCCGGCACAGGCTGCGTTGCGAGAAACCTTTGAAGAAACCGGTTTGGAAGCGCACATATTGGATGTGCTTCCCGAATCGTATGCGGGCACAATGGGGGAAACGTACTATTACATCGGGAAGGTGAAGGGTCAGGCGCATGGCGCGGCTGAAACGGCACCCATTATTTCCACTAAGACTCTTGGTGGTCCTACTCCCGTTACGAGTGATCGTAATACTTGGGCTGGTGTGATGACCCTGTTCCATCACGGGAAAACATCTCAGGTTATTGATCCATCAGGTGTGAATGTGGGTGGTACAGGTATGGGGTGGCCTGATGCGTGGGGTTTGAATATGAGTCCCGGCGGCACGAAGAATGCTATGACCACCGGATCGTCACACATCTATGCGCTTGATGTCAATGTTGGTCTTACCGGTGAGCGTGTTCGGACCTATGGGTTACCTTCTAATCTGAACGCTGCTGCTGTTGCCAATGCACGGGCACAAACAATCCATGCGAGTCAGGGCACGTTGGATGATGCGTTGCAACAGTTTACGAGACAAATGGACGGGAAGGATCTTGGGTGGATCACAGAAGGGGGCAAATCGTCAACGGTGACGAACTCTGACATGTCGCTAGACATGTTTGGGCGCATACAGCGGAGTGACCCGCAGTTGTATGAGGATTTGCGTAAGTACTTCAGAAGATTGAGCAATGTCCCATACGAGGCTGCCCCGATATTGGTCAGCCCGCGCCCGATAGCGGCCCGAGAACTTGTCGATCAGATGAACCTGTTGGACGATCTGACAAAGTTTGGGATTCCCGCTTTAGATACGATGGATTATCAGACCAAGGCGTTGTTTATCGCCCATTTGGAAAGCACGAAAAGGGTGGTTGATGGCAAGTTCGTGGTGGACGATGCCGTTGTTATAGAGAATGTCGTTGTTGATTTCCTTGCACGCATTGACGAGAAACTGAACCCGATTGATGCGTGGTCTTACAAGGTTGAGTTGATGTCTACACCAGACCTGATGCCTTATCGACTCAACGAAGGTCGGCAGAACTTGGCCGCATCGGCTATGGGGGAGCATCCGACTGGTCGGAAGGGAATCTTGTCCGGTATTGGTAGGCAGCCGAGCCTTGCCCGAGGTGAAACCCCTATCGCCTTCAGGGGCCATACTGGCTTTGAGTCTGTGCCCGTAGAGGGTTGGAAGTCCACGGGTGGCGCCATGCGGTATGAGCGGTTCATGGATGTTTACCGGCGGTCCATGATGGCGGACGGGTACACGACGGCAGCGTGGATCAACCCGGAAGCGTACACGCTGGGAAAGAGGAAAATAGCGGGATACGGGGGTGAGGCTGGGATGTTCAACGCCATTCTTGTTGATCCTTTGGCTGTAGGCGTCACACCTACGACCATTTCCAATCAGATAGAAGATGTGATTGGTTTGGGAAGGGTTGGTGCGGGCGGTTACGCCAAGCCCGGACTCTTGGACATTGAAGACTTTTTGTTGAACTATGAGCGGTTCGCTGAAGAGCAACTCATCGGGAAGGCGCGTCGTACGTTGGATCCGGGGGATCCGGTGGAAAGTTTGTATCAGACGAAGGTGCGTGCCGCTGAGGATTTGGATGGTCCGGGTGGCGCTAAGGAAGAGTTGAACGCTGCTGTTGCGCGGCTGCATGTTGCCCGCGCTGTAAAGGAAGAGAAGCGTTTGATGCTGGCGGCAGCGAAGAGTGAAACGCGTGCGGCGAAGGCCACGAAGTACAAGAGGGGTGAACCTTCTAAGGCGCAGATAACTAAGCGGGCGCTTCAGATTCTGAACCAAGAGAATCTGGTTCAACCTGCCGCACGACCCGTGGGTCGTCCTGATTTGAAGACTGAGAGTTTGAGAAATGCGTTTGCCGGAACCGATAAGCAGTTGCGTGCGCAGGCGCGAGCCGATTTGTTGCAGAAGCCGAAGGGCGCTGAGTCTGTTAGTAAGATCAATGAACTAAATACTTTGATTTCTCAGGCGGAAAAGCGCAGGGATGCTGCTGATACGGCGAACGCTATTTTGCACAGGTTGGGAACGGTTGACAAGTTTGGTCGGTCTGTTCCGTTGGAGAAACTGTCTAACGAGACACGTAATCTGAAGATTTCTGTGGGCGCCCTCATGGATGCGGACGCCCAACAGATGGCTCTTGCGTTGAAGGAGATGGAGGCGGGCGGAGAAGCAGCAAAGTGGCTGCGTCAGGTGGGCGAGTACGGGGATGATGAGATTTGGTTCCCGTTGAAGCGAGGCTTCAGGGAAGAAAGACTCTTGGACTTTGCTTTCGACGCTGGTTTCAAGCCGTTTGGTGTCATGTCGCAGGGGCCAGCGGAGATGGTTGAGTCGATGACTGCCGTCACGAGGTTCCGTGGTGGCGGGGGTGCAATGGGTAGGTTCCTACGCCATTACGACAGCGTTCATAATCTGGTGAAGGGCTACATGATTATGAAGCCCGGATTCCATATGCGAAACTATTTTTCTGCCGTGTTTATGAACTATCTGGCTGGTGTGGAAGCAGGTTCATACCGCCAGTTCCAGAACGCGTATTGGAACTATCAGCATGAGCGTGCGTTGGAGTTGGGTCTGACGAATCGTGCTGCAAAAATGGAGAAGGCTCTAAAGTCGCGGTTGATTTTCAGGAAGGCACCAGCGGACGATATTGCCATTCTTCGGCACATGGATATGGAAGGCATCTTGGGTGGTGCGCAGGGCCAGATCGGTGTGGAGCAGGTGATTGCTGGTGGTCCGAAGGCCAACACGAAGTTGAAGCGTGCGTTGCAGGCAATGAATCCCTTCAGTAGTCGCAACGCTCCGTTGCGCATATCGAAGGAAACGGGTATGGGGGTGGAAACCTTTGTACGCGGCGTTATGGGGTTTGATTCGTTGAAGCGTGGTGCTGGGATTGATGAAGCCTTTGAGCGCATTATGAAGTTCCATTTCGACTATTCGGATCTGTCCGACTTTGAACAGGGTGTCGTCAAACGGTTGGTACCGTTCTATACGTGGACACGTAAGAACCTTCCGTTGATGATTGAACAGATTGGGGCAAACCCGAAGGTCTTCAACAAGTACAACATTATGAAGAAGAACATTGAGGGGGACGAGCCGAGGAATGCACCCGTGCCACCGTGGATGGTCCGTCAGGGAGGCATCCAGTTGCCGTTCAAGTACGAGGGTGAGAACATGTGGATCCTGCCGGACCTGCCGTTCAAGACGCCATTGGAGATGCTTGATCCGATTCTCGCTTTGGATAGTTCCAACCCGATGGAACGAGCGGAGGCTGCGATAAGCACGTTGGCGACCCAGTTGACACCACTCGTGAAGGGTCCGATGGAGTGGACTTTCAATCGGAACATGTGGAAGGGTTACGATTTCACGGGCAAATATGTTCAGGTGCCAACCATCTATACGAAGATTCCGTTGTTGATGCCCATGTTGAGTGCAACCGGGAAGAACCCAATCGCGGAGAAGAACAAAAGCGGTATTTGGATGATGAGGGACAAAGACCTGCATGTCATGGCAATGATGTTGCCTGTCTTCTCTGACATGCGTCGGTTGTTCCCGACGGAAGAGCGATACCAGCAGCGCACATTGTCTACGTGGATGTCTTGGTGGGCGGGTATCGGCCTTCGGACCAACACCCGCGATGAGCAAGAACGGACCATACGGGCTGCAATCAATACCGCACGCGAAGAGCAGGCTAAGGAATATAAGCGCAAGGCTGCTGGACTGAACCCGTAGGGACAGAGTATCCTTAGGGTATGAAGTACGTTGCTCGCACCGAATGGGGTGCCATAGACACAGGGAAGCGCCTGAAGGGCTTCTGGCGTCGCGTGCAGGGAATCGTCATCCATCACACCACAGGCCCCTCACACGGGCCGTGGGACCGTGTGAGGGGCCATGACAGGTACCACGTCCGCACCAAGGGGTGGGATTCAATCGCGTACAACTGGCTCGTGTCGGGTGAAACAGGTGAAATCTTTGAGGGGCGCGGATGGAAGCGCGGCGCTGCCACTCGCGGATGGAACTCTAAAACGATTTCCGTTGCATACATCGGAGATTCCGATGATGGGCTAACGGAACGCGGTAAAGATAGTATCTTGACCGCCGTCGGGGCAACGCGAGAGCGTTATGGTGACCACCTATGGGTCAAGTGTCACAAAGACTTTTCGCAAACTACTTGCCCCGGCGAAACTCTAACCGAATGGGTGAACGCTGGCATGGTTGCTGAACAGCCCCATACGAACACGATGGTCGATTGGGCAGCGATCCTTCGATACATTACGGAAACAGGTTTGGCTCACGTAATAGACCACCCAATCAAGCGAGGTTCTACGGGAAAGTGGGTTTCGATTGCGCAACAGAGACTAAATGACCGAATCAACGCAGGCTTGAAGGTTGACGGCATTTACGGTAAGAAATCTAGGGCCGCGTGTAAGCGGTTCCAATCACAGTTCGCTATGAAGGTCAACGGGATCGTTGACGAACGCACATGGAAGGTGTTGTGGACAGCATGAGTAACATGATTGAACGAGCGGGATGGACTTTCGTACAGGCTTTCTTAGCCGTGTTCGTGATCGGGGATCAGACCACGCTAAGGGTGGCCCTGATCGCTGGTGTCGCTGCCGCCCTGTCGGTGGTAAAGACCTTCGCACAGGAGCGCAGGGGCTAATGGGTGAAGCCGGAGAAGCCGAGTTCGACAAGTTCCAAAACGAATACGGTTATTTGGCAACAGAAATCTACGAAGACATGAAACAGACTTCGCACCTATTGGACATAGCGGATCAGACTCACGCTAAGTGGCATGAGTCTGATCTGGGTGTCCTGCTGGTGCTGCCGTACGAACATGTAATGGCATTTGCGCACGAAAATCTTACAAACGATTTCGACAATAGCCCATTACATCAGTACGTATTCGGAACGATTAGCACGTTGATTATGAACTCGTATGAGGCTATGGAAGATGGTCAGGTAGAAAGATAGTCGCGTATTGCGGGATCATTTGCGAGCGCAACTCTTAGTTTAGCCAGTATTTTGTCACGATAACGTGCAACAGTTGTTTTTGGAATCCCAATACGACGTTCGATTTGGCGCAAACTTAGGCGTTCAAACAGGAGCGCATTCAATAGCCACGCTTCTTCAGCGTTGAGAATATCTAGCGCACTCACAACCGTTTCTCGTAGCGCCGTTTGCTCTTCTAGGGACTCGCGTGGTTCCAGCGTCCCCGCTTCTTGCAGGGCGATCAGTTCCGTTTCTGGCGGGTTGGCACGAACGGCCCCGCCCTGAAACGACGCTAGTGGATCAAACGGGAACTCTCTCTTCACCCTCGTCAGTATACACCTCGGCATACACCATCGGAGAGTTCAAATACTCTTCTGAAATGACACGCGTACCTTCGCTGTCATAACCGGAGGGTTCGCCCTTCTCCCACGCTTCGTCGTGGTCGATCCACCCAAGGATCTCTACCGTACGAAACTCTGGCGCAACCGGGCGGACAACGAAGAGAATCAAACCTTGGCCCAGTTGCTTGCGCCGCACCGCAGCGTTGCTACTGGTGCGTACGCGTCTAACTTCAATGTTGTGCCCTACATCCGCCATGC